ATAAAGGTAAGTGAAAAGTACGAAGCCCTTTGGCAACCGAAAACCCGTTATTTCCTGATAACTGGTGGACGTGGTTCGGCGAAGTCATTCACCGTGGGGCTTTGGGCTTGTAACATGCTCCTTGCTAACAAGGGTTGGAAAATGCTTTATACACGTTATACCTTATCAAGTGCTAATATTTCCGTGATACCTGAGTTCAGGGAAAAGATTGACTTGCTCGGCGTCGGTGATGAATTTCAAATGACAAACGCGCAAATAAGCCACAAGGTCACAGGGAGTGAAATAATCTTCTCAGGCATCAAGACAAGTTCGGGAAACCAAACGGCAAAATTAAAATCAATACCAAAGTTAAATGTGTTCATCGTTGACGAGGCTGAAGAATTTGTAAGCGAAAAGGACTTTGATACCATTGATGAATCAATTCGTATGCCTGACACGCCTAACATTGTTATCCTTGTAATGAACCCTCAGGACGTGGAGCACTGGATTTGGAAACGCTGGTTTGAAAAATCACATCGCATGAAAACGATTGACGGGCACATGATACCAATTAGCACACACGCAGACATAAAACACATTCATACAACGTACTTTGATAATTTAAACAACTTAAGCAAAGATTATTTAAATAAGATTGACCAAATAAAATCAAAGTATCCTGAGGCATACGCGCATAGATTCTTAGGTAAATGGCTCGATAAAAAACAAGGGGTGATTTTTGACAATTGGATTGAGGGGAAGTTCGATGTTAGCCTTCCTTTCGGTTACGGCTTAGATTTCGGCTTCTACCCCGATCCTTTGGCATTGGTGAAAGTGGCGGTTGACAAGGGGGCAAAGAAAATATACGTGGAAGAAATCATTTATAAACAGTCACTTTCATTCGAGGCGGTTATTGAACAAATGAACCATTTCGTTAGCCCCAACGCTATGGTAATTGCGGACACAAGTGAACCACGTTTGATTGAGGCATTGCAACAACGGGGCTTAAATGTGCAAAAGGCGGAGAAAGGCCCAGGCTCAATCGTGGAAGGGATAAAGAAAATGTTAGATTACACCATTGTTGTAACACCTGAGTCGTACAACTTGAAGCATGAGTTAAGGAATTACATTTGGAACGACAAGAAATCTTCTACGCCTTTAGACGCCGATAATCACGGGTGCGATTCCCTTAGGTATATATTTTTTCGATTGGCACAAGGCAGCGATTTACTTGCATTTAATTAAAAAAAGCATGACACCAGAAGAAAAGGCAAAGGATTTGTTTAATAAGTTTAGTAGACACATTATGCACTTTGATGAACTTGAAGGCTGGATAGAACACATTGATTCATGTGAAGCAAAGCAATTTGCATTGGTCGCAGTTGATGAAATTTTAAATCACCACCAGCAAGAACAAGGATTATATAGGATTGATAAATATTACTGGCAAGAAGTTAAAAAAGAAATTGAAAACCTATGAGCCAAACACCAAAGGAAAAAGCAGATGAATTATTTAACCATTACTACAACCTTATTCAAAGCATCGGCGGTGAACTTGGTCAGGAGATCCTTGTATCCATATTGGCAAAGCAATGTGCCTTGTTTGCGGCACGGGAAGTGTTAAAGGAAAAGTGGAACATTGATGTACCTGGTAGCCAAGATGAATATTATTATTGGGAAGAAGTTGAACACGAAATAGAAAACTTATGACAGATAAAGAAAAAGCGTTAATCATTATTGACTTAATCGCAAAGATTACTCAGGAAATCATTGATAAGCCAATGCAACGCAAAAGATTATTACAAATGCGTGGACACCTTGAAAAAGCCGTGAAGCTCACAGGGAATGGAATCAAAAGAGAATGGACACGCCCTCCGTCGCTTCCATTGGTAAGCCACGCAAAAGCAGAACCAGTGCCTTTTAAGCCAAGTACAACGGAAACCAATGGCGATTTATTGGCTGATAACATTCCTGTAACCAAAAAAGCAAGGAGAAAATAATGGTAATATTTAACATTGGAAACAAACAAGTAAAGTACAATTATCCTGAAACGGCTTCTGATATTACATTGGAACAATACATTTACTTTGCAAAATTCCTTTTGCCTCAGCATCCAAAGGTTGAACTTGAAGCCATTCAATACATGAATGATCGGGACGCGGTTTATCAAAAGATTTTACCGTATGCAAAGAAGTTAAAGGTTGAGGTAAAAAAAATTGAACAAATATTTGTCATCGGTGAACTTGAAGACATTTTAAAAAACCAAGAGGTTAAAGACAATGTACGCCGTTTCCTTCCACCTTTGATGACTCAATGGCGAACCAATGATGAACAATTAAACCAACGCCTTGAAATCATGGACGAAGTCTGGGAGGCAAATGTAAGGTATCCTTACATGGCAAAGGTGGTTAACTACTTTACAGGCATTCCTTTAGACGCTTGCTTTGGCAAAGTGGCAGATAGCTTAGAATTAAAATACCTTGTATTCATTTACAGTAAAATAATGAGTGCCATTAACACGCCAACGGAAACAAAGTATAAACAACTGTACGATTTTAACGGTAAGGTTTACACCCTTCCAGAAAGGTTAATGGAAAAATCCACGCTCCTTGAGTTTACAATGGCGGCTCAGTATGACAAGGCAATGAACCAAGTTAAAAACGGTGACCCTGAGGGCTTACTTAACATTATGGCGGTTCTTTTGAAACCATTGGGCGAAGATTACAGCGACGAAATATTTGAGCAAAACAAGGTAGACTTTTTACAAATGTCCTTACAAACATCCTATGAGGTTGCTTTTTTTTTGACGAAGTTAAGCGAGAAATATATGTTAGATTTGCAGACCTCTATGCTGGAAAAGGCGATGGTAAATCTCAATTAGCAAGTGAAAGGCTCAATGAAAAATATGGTTGGTACTTAACAATTAAGAAAGTGGCTGAGTCAGGATTGTTTAATTTAACAGGATTCACGCCTTTGGAATCAGCAGAAAAAGCAAAATTGTACACGGTCTTTCAATACCTTGCAAGCAAAGCGGCGGAGGAAAAAGTTATCGATGAAATATCTAAAAGCAAAAAATGAGTTTAGTACAGTTAGCAAATATATTCGAAGCCGCAACCGACGCAGTGCAAGGGTTAAACGGTTTCTCTTTCGGCTGGCCGTCGGATCGCGTCCGTTCTCAAATTTATACGGAAGAAGGCGAAAATAATACCAACATATTTCCACGGGTATTTTTCGCCGTGCCAACATTGACAAATAATCCAGTCACTCGGAGGGATACCTATCAAGTGACTTTGTTTTTTGATGACCTATTGGGCTATGATGAAAATGGTGACGTTGATACAACTTTGCAGATTACAAAGTGGTCAAACCTTATTGCCTTTGCAGAAAGGTTTATATTGGAATTGGGAACAACGAAAACAACAAATAGTATTCCGGACCAAGTAAACCTTGTTCTTGATTCCTTTACGTCGATTCAAAGATTGGTAACGGTTCAGGCTACTTTTAATATTTCAATCAAAAGCGAATGTTAGAAGGATTACAAAAGTTAGCGGATGACATTAGTATTTTAGCCATTACCGTGGTTGCCAATGAATGGCGCGCGCAAGGACATGAGTTGTCAGGGTCGGCGGTTAAGCAAATGGAAACGGTAATAAGAGAAGAAATTGCAACCATTGTCATTGAGGGATATGTTCCTGATTACATGGCGATAAATAACGAAGGCGTACCTTCAAATAAAATACCATATTACCCTGGCAGCGGAAGGAAAACAAGCAAGTACATTGACGGCTTAATTGATTACGTTAAACGACGTATGGGAAAGAGCGACAAAGAGGCAAAGGGCATCGCTTTTGCTATTGCATCTAAACACAAGTTGGAAGGAATGCCAACAAAAAATAGTGTTATCAAGCATTCAAAGACGGGAAGAAGAACGGGGTTTATAGAAATAGCATTAGAAAAAAGCAGCCCAAAGTTTATTGAGTTAATTGAGAATGCCATTACCTTTAGCGTGGAGGCAACGATTGAAAGTTATTACAAATCAATATTAAATAGATGAGTTACACGATAAATCCAGACACGTTATCAAGCCTTCTTTATCCTGTATCTTATCGAAGCATTGAGCCTTCGGCGGTGGTTCAGCAGCAAGTTGACGTTTATGTTGGTGGAAGCCTTGCAGGATCTTTCTTAGCGGCTCAGACGGGAACAAGTGGAAGTAGCGCGGTCTTTGATACCAATATCCAAAGCTTTCTTTATTCCGACGTTGCACCGTTGACAGGCGCAAAGACAAGTTTCTTTGGAACGCTTGATACTTATTCATTGACAAATAACACCGATGTTATAAAGTCGGTGTTTTGTGTTTCAAAGAATCAAACGGTATCAAGTGCAGGATTCCTTGTTACCTCAACCGCAAGTCAATTTAGTTCAACGGGTTTTGTTATTCCTTCCCAGTTTTACGGTGACGAAAACAACTTTAATCTAAATGACTTTTATCAACCGTCGGCAAATCCTTTTAGATTCCTTACAACGAACAACCAAGACAGGCGATGCAATGATGACGGGAATATATTTCTTTCATTTGTCGGCAAAGGGGTAAACGCTGGAAGGTTTTTGTTTTACGCTAAGTCAGGTTCAAGTGCGGAAACGATTGTTGACTTTGTTATATCCTCAGCTAACAATGATTTATATTCATTGTCCGTGGGTGCGGCTAACATCTTTGGAAGCAGCGCTATTTTTCACATGGGTAATTTCCCTGAGTCATCAAGTGCTTATGATTATTATTCGGTATCCGTTGGTTCATACGACGGAAGTTATACGCAGCGTTCTGAAAGCATTGATATTTTCCTTGAGCCAAATTGTAATGATAACATTGACTTACATTGGTTTGGGAAATATGGCGGTGCAGAAAGTTATCAGTTCCGTGGATTAATTCAAGATTTGCAAAATGCCAATGCGGACATAATCAATATTTCGCAGCCTTGGAACGTGGCAACAAGTCCCCGGGCAAACAGTTTTGATAAAACAATCATCAAGACAAACCAAAGGGTAAATAAAAGAAAGCAAGTTAAATGCAGTATTCCACATGAGGACGCTTTATATATTGCCTCAATGTTTTATTCCCCTGAGGTGTACATCATTGAGAATGGCAAGTATGTCAATGTTACTATTTCCAACGCGGAAACATTGACGGATAATAACAGAACAACGGACATTGAGTTATCTTTTGAAATTACCTATCCTAATAAACCAACCGCCCAGTTATGATAAAATTATTTATTGGTGGACAGGAGGTTGACTTGAACCAAAGTGAGGTTAATGTAACTATTGATTATTCAATCGAGAATATTGAACTCGGAAACATATCGGGTGCTCATTCAAAAAGAAATGTAACTCTTCCAGCAACAAAGACAAATGTAAAAATATTCCAAAACATTACCGATGCTGGGGCGATTGTAACAAATGCTTATAAGTTATTATCTGCAAGGCTTGAAGCCGACGGCGTGCCAATACTCACAGGAAAAGCAAGGCTGGAGGGTGCAGATTTACAGGCAATCAATTCAGGTTTTCTTGCATCCAATTTCAAGGTCTCATTGATTGGAAACAATGCAGATTGGTTTTCAGACGTGGGTAATATCCTTGTAAGGGATTTAGGTTGGTCAACAATCGAGGTAAGTGAAACAACGGTAAAGGCAACTTACAATCCTGTAACAGCTGAGTATTGCTTCATCTTGATGAAATGGAAAGCATGGGAAAATGAGACATACATTTTATACAATGAGTTGACGCCAGCCATTTTCATTTGGCAAATATTGGAAAAGGCTTTTGCAAATAAAGGTTATCAACTTAACAGTATATTCAAGACCGACCCGTTTAACCGTTTGATTATTCCAATGGGTTTAAACCTTGATGCAGATTACATTAAAGACTTTGTAAACCTTAGGGCATCAAATCCAACGCCGTCAAGCTTTGTTTATTCGGCTGGTGATTACGGAACTGTTGACATTACATTCACCGATGAAACAACGTCACCAAACTTTGATACAGGGGGTAATTACACAGGCGGCGTTTATACCGCTCCAATAAGTGCCTTGTATGACATTGCGGCTGAGTTAAATGTTACCTTAACGGCTTCTATTGGTGACATAAATCAATTTGCAGAACTCATTTTATTCTTTGAGGTCAACGGAAACAATGTATCAACCTATGATTTAACTAATGAAACAAGTTTAAATGATTCAATTCTCCTTGAATTTCTTGGCGACTTAGTGGCAACCGATACCGTGAAACTTAGATTGAGGTACGAAAATGTTACATTTAGTTTAAATATTGCGGGTTCTTTGTCGGTTGTGGCAGAAAAAGAGGGCTTGGAAACAGGCGAAACGGTAAACTTGCAATACATTATACCTATTTCATGGTACGTTAGGGACATTATTAGCGATTTAACCACCGTTTTTAACCTTGCATGGGAAACAGATGTGTTAAATAAGCAAGTTTACGCATATCCCAAAGATGATTATACGATAAGATACAGGGCAAATAGTACGGGAGCGGCAAGCCTTACAAGTTTTGACGGCTTCTTTAAAGGCTCAAACAAGTATGATTTAAATACGCGTGACATTGATGGCTCAGACTTTCAAGTGTTGGACGGCTACAAATCAAGTCAGGTTCTTGCGTATGCCACGGACGACGATACGACGAATAAGGAAGAAGAAAGACGAGGGGTAAACATTTACTCAGGCGGTTACAACTTCCCCCAGGACAGATTCGAAAACGGTATTGAATTTATTTATACAAAGTTCTTCGCCAAAGCCATTCATATAAACGATGTCGAAATAACATCGGGCGGAACATACGGGGCCCAGATGCCGCTTGTCTTTGGTGACGATTACAATACGGTGACAGATGCTGAACCAAACTATAACTTGGCTCCTCGTTTACTTTATTACGCTGGAAGGCGTGCGGGCTTAGATGGATATGTACGTTTGTACGATGAAACAAGCTCAGCATCTTCGGCTTTTGATTTCCCTGCCGCATTCATGGTAAATTACAATGACCCCAGCGGTGCAGATTTTAATCTATCCTTTTCGGACGAGGTTACGAATTACACAAACGTAATGCAAGGCGTTTTTAAAACTTTTCATCTCCAGACCTACAAGCGCATTGAACTGGGTAAGGTTTACACGACGTTTGCTAAATGGAAACCAAAAGATATAACGCAGCTTTCATTTAGAAGAAAGGGAATCATTGGTTCATCGAATTTTATTATTCAAAGTTTGGAATATAACCCTAAGTCAAATAGCCCAGCCAAAACGGTTTTATTATACGATGAAAAACCAAATGAAAACGATTTGACAAAAGTTGTCAATACGATAACATTGGCTGGGGCTTCGCCTCAATCGGGAACGGTAACAGGATCGGGTAGCGGTTTAGTGGGAGCAAATGGGGCAACGGTGAACATCCAATTATCTTATACGCCATTCCTTAACTCAATGACAAACGTTTTGGTACTTGCGCCTAATTCCGGAATAACACAGGTAAGCAACACGAATGCAAATGTACTTGTATTCATGAATGGACAAAAGTTGATACCAACCGTTCAATATATCATTGGTGGCTCAACCATTGGAATAAATGTAGATACGCACTTTGACGGGGCAAATTATGAGGTAGTTGTAAACGGTGTAACAAAAGGATAATGGAAGACAAAGAGGCATTGGGCAAAAAAGTATTTCTTGAATTTTATTCTTCCTTCATCCTTGACGATGAAATTGAGGAAACAGGGCGCGTGTTTTACCTTGCTCAAAAGGCTTCAATGATTCACCTTAACTTGATACGCGGTGTTTTGCAAAATGATGAATATATTATTAATATGGCATACCTAAAGAATGTCATTAATAAAATAAAAATATAATGGCTGAAAAGGTAATAGGATTTAAAATCCAGATTGAAGGACTTGCTGGAACGATTGAAACGGCAACGCAATTAAAAAGGCAAATCGCTGATATAAATGCCGAGTTAAAAAAGACGGCAGATGTTGACGAAATTAAGAAACTTGAAAAAAAGTTAGTCGATTTAAAAGCCGCTCAGTCACTTGTTAACGATGTTACCCGTGAACAAATAAAGTTAAGGAAGGAAGAAATAGCGGGCATTGATAAAAGCGAAGGGGCTTACCGACGTTTATCAAAGGAATTAAACGACCAGCGGAAAAGATACAAGGATTTAGCTGCTTCTCAACAAGATAGCACGCAAGAGGCAAAAGACCTTTTGGTAAGCATCAATAAACTTGATAAGGAATTAAAGGGAATAGATGCAACTGTTGGACAATTTCAAAGGAATGTCGGCGGTTATACCGAAGCCTTATCAAACTTTTTTCCTAAACTTGGTGGAACATTTGGGCAAGTCACAGGGGCTATTGGTGGTTTAAGTATGGGTATAACCCAACTTGGACAAACAACAGGAAAATTAAATATTGGACTTGGCGCCATTGGAATAGCATTGACGGCGTTTAGTGCTATTAGTGAAATATTTACCTCAATAAATCAAAGCGTCGAAGAAACAAGAAGGCTATCGGAACAGGTCAGCAACTTTACAGGAGCAACAGGAAAATCACTTGATGACGCGGTTATTAAAAGCAAGGCAATAGCAAACACATATCAAAAGGATGTTGATGAAATTGTAATAGCGGCTAACAGTGCAAGTAAGGCATTAGGTATTTCTTTTGGTGATGCCTTAGATATTGTTGAAGTTGGTTTTAGAAAGGGAGCAGATTCACAGGGGCAATTCCTTGACGGATTAAGGGAATATTCAGTACAATTTAAGGACGCTGGATTAAGCGCTGAAGATTTTTTAAGGGTATCCATTGCAGCCTCAAATGAAGGTATTTTTTCAGACAAGGGATTAGATTCTGTTAAGGAATTTGGACAAAGAATTAGGGAGCAAACTGACGGAACAAAAGATGCGTTAACCAATGCTTTTGGAGAAGAATTTACAAGTGAATTATTTAACAATATTAATAACGGCTCAGTCACTTCTGGTGAGGCTTTTGGACTTGTAACGCAAAAAATAAACGATACAGGCATAGCGGGAAAGGAATTACAAACAGTTATAACTAATGTATTTGGCAGCCCAGGAGAAGATATTGGGGTTGATTTATTAATTACTCTTGGTAAAGTTTTACAGTCAACCGACGATATAACAAAATCAACGAATAAATATCAAAGCCAACAAGAATTGCTTTATCAAAGTAATTTAGAACTTGAGGAAAGTCAAAATGATTTAAATAAATCTTTTGCCAATGCTGGAGCGGAGTTTACAATTATAGGAAATAAAGCAAAAACATTTTTTAATAATCTTTTAGGTGACTTAATAAATTTTGCAAATGAATTTCCTGCAACCCTTAAGGCTATGGGTGCGGGATTAAAAACATTTTTTACAACAGGCAGTTTAAGTCAGGCATTAAAGGCAAATAGCGACGTATTTAGAGCAGAAAAGAAAAAGATACAAAAAGAAGATGAGGAGGATATAAAAATTCAACAAAAGAAAGCCGAAGAGGCAGCACGGCAAAGGTTGCAAACACAGGCAGGGCTTGAAGCAAAAATATCAGAGTTAAAAAACAAAAGAAAAAACATTTTATTTGACCCCGTTGAACTTAAAAAAATTGATGCGGAAATAAAACAATTTGAAAAACAATTAGATAAATTCAACCCGACCGAGACATTTAAAAATAAAGGCAAAGGTTCGGGTGAATCTTTTGCGAAAGAGTTTACGGCTGGCTCAATCGCAGCCTTGGAAAACGAGCGTGGAAAATTACAAAGCGCCTTTTCCAACGCCGTGGTTGGTTCTGGAACACAAAAGGAATTAGGCGTAAAATTAAACGCAATCAATAATCAAATCAAAGACGCGGTTGAACAACAAAACCAAATATTAGCCGACGCATCAAGGGGTAATTTACTTAAAAATCTGCAACAAGCCCAACAGTTAGCAACCTTACCATTAACAGTTGAGCCTTTAAAAAGTATAAAATCTTCTGATTTAGCTAAAAAAGAATCGGAGGATTTACAAAAGGTTTTTCAAGAGGTCACGAAAAATGCAGATGACTTTAGGAAAGAGCAAAAGGAAAAAGAAGAACAGGATTTAGAAGATAGGGCTAAAAGGATTGAAACCTATTTGCAAGCCGCTTCATTAGTTACCGATTTCTTTAGCACTATTCAACAGGCAAGATTTAAAAAAGATGCTGACATTTTAAATGAAGAAATACAAAAGACTGAGGAAAATATTACATTACTTGAACAGAAAGCGGAAAAAGCAAGTGGGTCAAAAAAGAAAAGGTTACTAAAAGAAATTGAGGCAGAAAAGGTTTTGCTTGACGCAAGAACAAAGCAAGCCGAGGAGCTCCAACTAAAAGCCGCAAAAGCTGAGAAGAAAATCGCAATTGCACAATCAATCATTCAAGGCGCTTTAGCCGTTAACCGTGCTTTAGCCGTTCCTCCTGGTCCGCCATTTACTATTGGTTCAGCTATTACCGCTGGTGTTTTTGCTGGAATACAAACCGCCACTATTATTGCCCAACCCCTTGCGGAGGGTGGCGTCGTGACTGGAGAAAGAATAAACCGTAAACAAAACATACCCACGCGTTCAAACGGGGACAACGTACTTGCCTACGTTAAACGTGGTGAGGTGGTATTGAACCAACGGCAACAAAGTTTATTAGGCGGTTCGCCAACCTTTAGGCGCATTGGTATCAAAGGTTTTGCCGAGGGTGGTATGGTGCCTCCAATTTCTGCACCGATTCAAGCCTTATCAGGCAACAATGATTTAAGCAACTTTTTACAAGTGATTGAGGCAAAGACGGACGCTATAAACAATCGCATTGACAGGCTTCAAGCCTATGTCGTTTCGGATGACATTGCCCGGGATTTGGCTGAGGGAAATAAACTAAAAGTAAAAGCAACTTTATAAATGTGTAATTGTATGAAAGGAAATAGCATTTGGGGAGAACTTGCAAGCCGCATACCCGATGAATATAAAGAGCAAGTCATGGCGACGGTTGACAGGACTTACCGCGTTTTATCCATTGACCCGTCGGATATGGATTATTTATTCAATGTTTATAACAACTTTGTAAACCATTATGAGCCTGAAAGAAGGAATTGCCCAGCGTGCCGGACAAAGGTAGTGGGTAAAATGAGGCAAATAGTACAATTTTGGAGAGATGGACAATGAGAAAAAGGAGGTAACAAGGGAGTTATTCCTTGAATTTGAAAGAAGCTTATTAAATAAATACGTCACCTTTTGCCAAAAGGAAGGAACGACAATTGACATATATAATCTTATTGACTTTTTATTTCAAATCAATATTATAAAAGATGTTACAGTTGCTAAATTCATGGTTATGGAACTTTACCCAGCCGCCTTGTTTGAAAATGAAAGTAAGATGAATGCCATTATGGATATAAGCATCCAAACCGGATTAAGCGAAAAAACAGTATATAACATGATACAACACCCTGAGTCCTTTGGCTATGGAATCAGCAAAAAAAGGAATAAGAAAAATTATAATAAATAAATTTACCGCATGACTTACGCTGATTATCCAGACACGGCAAAAAATAACGCAAGACGCGCACTTGACCATAAGAAAAATGGTTCGAATTGTGGAACGCGTGTCGGCTGGTTAAGGGCAAATCAAATCGCAAACGGCGAAGGCTTGAGCGAAGACACCGTGCAAAGAACGTATTCATTTCTTTCCCGTGCGGAAACGTATGACCAAGGGAAATACTTTGATGAAGATGGAAAGGAAATTTGCGGTTCGATTATGTATGATGCGTGGGGTGGAAGTGCTATGAGGGATTGGGCTGAGGCAAAGTTTAAAAAGATTGAAAGGGAAAAGGAAAGTAAAGCGATGGCAAAATTTAATATTGATATTTTAGGGGAAATTTCGGAATCTGTTAATTCATACAATTCAGTAAGAAGTAAAATTAACGACGCAAAGGGCGAGGAGATTAACTTGGTTATTTCGTCTGGCGGTGGCTCAGTCACCGAAGGAATGGGAATAGCTGATTTAATTGCCAATTACCCAAATGAAACAACGGCAACAGGAATCGGCTTGGTGGCAAGCATTGCAACGGTTGTACTTTTGTCGGCGGATAAAGTAAAGATGACTGAGAATGCTTTTTTAATGATTCATAGACCTTGGAGTTACACGATGGGTAATGCCGACGAACTTGAGGCAACGGCTGAATTATTGGACAAGATGGAAGCAAAGTTACTTGACATTTATACCGCCTCAGTTTATAAGCGCAAAGGGAAACAGAAAGACCTTGAAAACAAAATTACGGAAATGATGGCGGCTGAAACATGGATGACCGCCCAGGAAGCTTTAGAGTTTGGTTTCATTGATGAAATTGTAAAAGTTGGCGAAAAAAATATTGATTTATTACCGTTGCAAAATAGCCTTAACAAGTTCTTAAATGTCCCAGCTGCATTATTAACCAACAATAAAAAAAATGATTACATGGGTAATTCCATTTTAGAAAAGATTAAAAATCTACTTAACGCCGTCGACGAAAAAGTTGAAGATGTTATGACGGAAGAAGAGGTAATAACCGAAGAGCCAAAAAACGACGAAGTTGAAACGGCAATTACAATGCTTAGAGATTTAGGATATTTCGTAATGAGTCCCGAAGAAATGGATGCTATCCATACTAAGCAAAAAGAGGAAATGGAATCAATGTACAAAAAGAGCGACGAACAAAAGAACTCGATAAACGAGATTGAGTCGGTTCTTGAAACATTGGGAAATGAACTTGTAGCACTTAGGGCGCAAGTAAAAAAAGGCGTTGGACTTCCTTCGGGTGGATCTGCGCATGAAAAGGTAAAGGAAACAAAAGCAAAGGCAAATCACTTTGATTCTTTTGCTTCATTAGTTCAATCTAAAATTTCACAAAGATAATGGCAACAGCAAATGTAAATGGCTTTCTTGACTCAAATACTTATGTCGGTCAAAAGAGCCTTAATCGCACTAACCCGTATGCAAATGCTCAGGGGATAAACGCGGAACAATTATATGGAATCGACACCTTTGAGGACAGGATTCCCGTATCATTTACTTACGGTACATCAACCGCGGGCGCTCGTTTAAGCGTTGCACCTTTAACCGGGGTAACAAGTGCAAGTGATTTTTACAAGGTAACCGTAATGGATGAAGCGGGAAATGAAGCCTACGCAAATTGGCAGTCATCAGCACCAACGGCAATTTTACAGATAACAACCACAGCTTTGAATAAAGGCAACGATTGGAAAGTGTTATTTGCAACGGCAGCCGCTGGAGCAAAAACCGAGTTTGCATTTACTATTGAGGATTCGTTAGTTTTAACTAATACGTCCGCAACTATTACTTATTCAAATCTTTAAAATTAAAAACAAATGGCATCAGTTGAAATAAGCCAATTAGACGTATCCTTTAGAGGCACGGAGGCAAATAACATATTTTTAGAACCAGTCTTTTTCGATGATGATTTACGCGGACAATTCCGTGTACTTGGCAACGTCGCGAATAAAAAGAAAATGGTTTTCGTTCAGCAATTAGAGAATATTGTAAGAAAATATTCTGGCTGCGGATTTAATCCAGTTGGCTCAGTTGACATTTACCAGCGTACAATCGACGTTGAAAAAATGAAGGTTGACCTTGAAATGTGCTGGGATGAATTTGAGGATACTGTTTTCGAAGAGTTATTGAAAACAGGGACAAGGCTTCCAGATGTTTCGGGAACATTGATTGAAAACATTTTATTGACCCGTACACAACAGGCGATAAGAAATGACATTACCCGTCTTTCTTACTTCGGTGACCAATCGTCCAATAATCCTAATTACGATTCATTGGATGGATTTTGGACGGTTTATTATCCTCAGTTAGTTGCGGACGATTTAGTTCCACGCACTGACACAGGTTCAGGTTCAGACCTTGCGGCTGGTGATGGCTTTGCAATCCTTCGCGCTGTGTATGACCAAGCACCTTTGCAGTTGAAAGGTTTACCAGCTAACCAAAAGGTGTTCAATGTTACCCAAAGTGTTTATTCACAACTTCGTGAAGACATCGAGAACGGCGGTGGCGGTGACTACGGTTTACTTCAGTTAATTAACGGGGTTGAACAATTCACCTTCCGTGGCGTGACTGTGATTCCTCAATTCCGTTGGGACGACATCGCAACGTCATTGGGAACAACTAAGCCTCACTATGTGGAATATACAACCCCACAAAACAAGGTACTTGCAACCGACGTGTTAAGTCCTGAAACGGCTTTGGAACTTTGGTACGACCAGAAAGACGAAAAGGTATATATTAAGGCTCGTTTTAAAATGGGTGTTAACTATATTCACCCTTCTTTAATCAGCTTAGGCTACTAATCGAAAATAAATATGAGTGCAATAACAAGCGGGTGGCTAAATCAATGCGTCGATGGAACTTGCGCCGGTGGTATTGGTAAACTTTACATCGCCAATGCCAACCAGGTGACAAGCATCACAAACAACTCATCGGGAGCAACCACGGCAATAACAATGGCTTCCTCGGCTGCCGTATTTTACGAGGTGGAATTTAGGGATAACTCAGGAGCATTCACGGAAACGGTGACGCAAGACCCAGACACTTTGTCGGTGGCTATTGAGCAAAGTTTGGTAGGTATTATCAACTGTCGTGACCAAGAGTTAAGAAACTTGATTCAAGACATGGCAAATCAGGCTTGCGGCTTGGTTTGCGTGCATGTTGAAAATACGGGTAATTACTGGATATGGGGCGCTGAGGTTATCGGCTCAAAGAAAAGACCAGCAAGGCTAACAAGCGCCGAAGGTTTATCGGGTGCATTGTTTACCGATAGCAATCAAGAAACATTAACCATTACTTGCCGTACCACAAACAAAGCAAGATTCATAGTTAATGGCGAAACAGTCATGAACGCACTTGACTAAAATACAAAAGCATGATAGTACGCGAAAAAAGTAAGCTAATGATTTACGTCGGAGCAGATCCAACGGGAAAGGCAGGAATACTAAAGAAGGCTATCGGAAATTTTACACAGGCAGAATTAAGGGGTTGGTATAATGCCAACCCCAAATCTGTTAGCCAACACCTTATTTTCACGCCTGAGAAAAAAACCTATGAGCCAAATAAAGAAGACAATTCAAGCAGTTCCGAACAGGGCTAAAAGAAATTTAAAAAGAAACAATAGTCCTTTATTAGCTTCCGTCACTTTAGATACTTCCAACACTATGTTAGTTGTGGAAGATATTTTCAATGAGCCTTCCAGAGAAAGACTTGATTTTACAGGAGCAAAATGGGTTAGATTTTTTACCCAAAAGGATGACTTTTTAAAAAGTCTTATTGCTATTGTAAACAATTCCCCAACGCTTCGGCGTATCATTGAGGACAAGGTTAACATGGTTGTCGGTGACGGCTTTATTCCTATGAAAGGAAAATCTAATACCTTACTTACAACTTCAATGAAGGGTGAGGTAATAACCGACGATTCTTTAAACGAAATTGAAGAAGTTATTGGGCAGGTTAACTTGCATTCACAAAACTTGCAAGAGGTACTTGCGTCATTGGCTTTTGATTACGATGCTTTTGGAAATTGCTTTGCAGAAATAGTACGGGGCAAAGTTGGAAATGAACCATTTACTTATATTTATCATGTTCCTGTTTATAACACAGGTATACGAAAAGCCGAAGCGGATCAGATTATAAGATCCGTTGGCATTTATGATAATTGGGAAGAAGTGCCGTTAACGACTGAGGGCACATTTTATGAAAGTGAAGGATTCAGGGAAGTACCAATTTATCCTGAGTTCAAGAAATTTGAAGACGGGACGGAGCGTTCAATTATTCATGTTAAGCAATACGCGGCTGGATATTTTTACTTTGGTTTACCTGAGTGGATTGGGGCGAAAATGTGGGCGGAGATTGAATATCGAATCCAGCGTTTTAATACAAGTAAATTTGAAAACGGCTTTATGCCTTCAGGTATCTTACAATTCTTTGGGTCAATGTCACCTGCCGAAGCCAAAAAACTTGTTGAAGGCATTGAGGCAAAGTTTACAGGAATGGGTAATAACCATAAATTATTCGTTCAGGTTCTTAGAGATGAAAAATTAAAGGCAAATTTTATTCCCACATCAAAAGAAAATGAGGGTGAATTTTTAAACCTTCAAAACCTTGCAGCCTCAGCCATTGTGGTTGCGAATAGATGGAGCAAGTCTTTAGCGGGTTTTGCTACTTCGGGGCAACTTGGTAGCAATCAGCAGATACGACAGGAAATGGAATACTTGCAAAATACGGTTATTAAGCCGCGTCAAAACTTGATGCTTTCAAAAATTATCAATCCTTTTTTAAAAGAAATTGGGCTTTATAATCAAGCATTTACAGACGTGTCTTTTGGTATTTCCAATACTTTACCCGTGTCTTTCATGGGTGAAATTAAGGTGGAAGAAAACCTTTCGTTAAATGAGAAAAGAGAAATATTGGGTTACGCACCCCTTGAAATAGAACAACCAACCCCAAATAATGAACCAATTAATACAACCGAGTGAAGTTATTAGCGGTGGGGTTGCACGTCCAACACCAGCAGATATAAGACTTGATAAAAGCCTTATTAGCCCACACATTCAAGATGCCGAGTTCCGTTGGATTGTTCCCGCGATTGGCTTAATCTTGTATGATTCAATGGTGGCAGACAAAGGAACAAGTACCGCGTTTACATCAACGTCTTATCAGGACATTTGGGACAAACAATTAAAATCCTTTTGTGCCAATGCCGTTTTATACGAGGCAGCGCCGTACATGGTTATGCAACTTGGAACAAATGGGCTTTATACCATTGATAACGAATACGGGCAAAATGTTGGGGTTGAAGGCTTGAAATTTTATCAAGACACCTTGTTACAAAGGTTGGAGGTAAAGAAGAAAAGGATTAAAGATTTGCTTTGCAATTATGCAACGCCATTAACCGCGTTTATACCCAGCGCCATTGGTTGCCCTCAGGCAACTTGCGAAGAAGATGAAGAAATTAATGACATTTATAACACCTTAGGGATTGTTTTATGATGGAAAAACCAAAGAAAGAAAGACGTTTGCTGAAAACATTGGGACGCGTTGGTGAAATATTAATCCAGGAGGTTTTATTGAAAGTGGGTAGTAATTTGATTAAGAGGATTGGGGGTAAAAAACAAATACCTTCAATTCTTTTTTTATTCCTTTCGATAAGCCTTTACGGTCAATTTCCTACAAATCCTAATAAACAAAGATTAGGTTTCCAGACGACCGCCGACGGCCTTGTTTGGCGTGGTTCAATTTCCGACACAGCAAGTATTCAACCCGTATCAAACCAAAACACCTGGGTTATCCTTGACACCGTTAACCTAAAAATATATTCATTTGATTTTACTTCCAATGTTTGGGGATTGGTTGGCGGAGGCTCAGCAGCATTTACGCAGCCTGTTGACTCTTTATTTTTTAATGTCAATGTTCCAACAAATAATGTCGATACTGCAAAAATGAGATGGGATTCCGATTTAGCTACGGTCGTACTTGGATTAAATGACAATGTAGCAAACGAATTAGGCTTTAAAAACTTTTGGCTTGTTAAAAATCAGACAGGCTCAACCATTACAAAAGGTAGCCTTGTATATGCTAATGGCACGGTGGGAGCAAGTGGCAGGATAACAGTTGCAAAGTTTATAGCCAATGGCACAATAGATGCAAAGTATTTATTAGGAATAACGGCTCATGATTTAACGAACGGAGAAGATGGGTACGTTATTTCATTTGGCAAAATAAGGCAAGTCAATACTGATACCTTTGCGGCTGGTGCTATCCTTTACCCTTCGCCAACGGTGGCAGGTGTTTGGACTGACATTGAACCTGTTGCGCCTAACATTGATATGCCTATTGGTTTTTGTGTCAATTCATCTTCAAACAACGGAACAATAGCGATAAGAGTAGCATCGGGTTATAAATTATCAGAGCTTCATGACGTTGCTATTTCATCACCCGTGGAAAAATCAAGTTTATATTATTCAGGTGGATTGTGGCGCGATACAACGGCAGCACTTTTGGTAAGCGACACGGCTTCCATGCTTTCAAACTATGCCACAAAAGCATACGCAGATACAACGGGAAGATTATACGCAAGACAGGATTTTACAAATGTTTCATCCTCAACTTTGACTTGGACACAAAGTGACACATTGATTCCTGGGGGAGTTAACGTTGTTCAAGTATATCGCAATGGACAAATCTTATTGCCTTCGCAATATACGATACCAACTTCAACAAGCGTAGTTATCGCAGCTTCATCATTCAAAGTAAATGATAATTATACGGTTATTTTTCCGCTTGGTGGCGGTGCAGGAAGTGGCGGAGGATCTGGAAGTTTAACGTCTATTTCAGCAGGAACAGGAATAACAGTTAGTCCAAATCCAATAACAACCACAGGAGTAGTTTCCGCAGATTTATCTATTTTAATGGAGTTGACAGATACAAGTTTATTAAATCTCACTACAAGATTTGCAAGTAAATTAAATACAACTGATACGGCTTCTTTATCCAATAGAATAGATGCTAAAGGAAATGGCACGGTTACAAGTGTTGCGACTGGATATGGCTTAACAGGTGGAACTATTACTACAAATGGAACATTGGTTTTAGATTCAGCCGTTGTATTTTCAAGAATAAGAGATAGTATTGTTGACGTTGCTATCGGGAATGATACTATAAAAATATTAAAGCAAGAATACGCGCCTGCCACAACGAGCGTATTAACTTGGACGATAACGCCTAAATTTCCTATTCAATTAAAGGCGTATATTTTGGTTTTTAGGAATGGACAACTATTGAATAACGACCA